AAGCTAAGTTCTTTCTTTAGAAATATGTGTTATGGTATAACGCAAGATGAAGAAGCTATTAATGACGCTTGTCAAGAAATGTTCTTGTATTTCCTACAGATGAACCCTGAAACATTAAAAAACATTTATGAGAAAGATGGTATCAAAGGAATAAAAGGTTACGGTGCAGTAGTATTAAGAAGAAGTTTGACAAGTGTTAGAAGTCCTTTTTATTATAAGTATAAGAAGTACTACACTAATTTAGTAGGAGTATATACACCAACATCTAGTCAGAACGCTTTTCATAAAAGTATATACAACTTGCCTGAAGAAATAGAAAGCAATTACAAATGGGAGAAGCTAGAAGAAATTGACAAAGTATTAGACAAACAATCTTGGTATGATAAAAAGATATTTGAGCTTTATTACTCAGGCGAAACTTTAGATAGTCTAGCAAAGAAAACAGGAATAAGTAGAAATAGTTTATTTACTACAATAGATAAGGTAAGAGAAATAATTAAAAAGGAATTAAATGAATAAGTTCTTTGTACCTAATGAAGTCTATGAAGATAGGATTACTATTTGTAAGTCTTGTGTTTATTATTTTAAACCTACAGGAACTTGTAAGGACTGTGGCTGTTTTATGAAGATTAAAGCAAGACTAGCACCAATGGGGTGTAGTCAAAAGAAGTGGGAGAAAACAACTGAGATAGAAACACCTGATACTTTGCCACAGGAAATAGTAGATGAAATATTAGATATGTGGAAAGACTTAAAAACAGGCAGAGCAAAAGACCAAGCAGCTAAAAAGAGAATGATTGAAACATACAATACAATTTTTAATACTAACTACAGTCCTAGAACAAATTGTGGTTCGTGTATATCAACTTGCTTTGACGGAATAAAAAAACTATATAAAGAATATGCTAAGGGCTAAACTTAACTTAAATAACAAAGCGGTTATTTTCTTATTTTTTTCTGAACCCTTAGCGTATTTAAAACTAAAACAATAGATATGAAAATTAAACAACTAAAACAATAGATATGAAAGCAAAAGACAATAAATGCGATAAAGGTTGGCATAGCGGTGAGTGTTGCTGTAATTGTAAAAACCAAATTGAATTATTTAAACACCCTTGGAATAAGATAAACAAAGGTGCTTGTAGTGATACAACGAATATGTATGTCTGTATAGTTCAGCACGATTGTGACAAAACAAACACAGGTGTAATATTTGAAAAGCAACACGGAATGTGTGAGATGCACTGCCCTAACCAAAGGCTAGAAATAGGTAGTGAAGATGCACTAGAGCGAGTATTGTATTTATACAATGTTGGGCGTAGTTTTATTCACGAACTTATTAAAAAGGAAGAAACCCTTAAAGCTAAATTGAGTGAGAACTTAGATTTGTATAAGAGCAAGAACCTTATGAATGATTACGACAAAACATTTAGCCAATGGAACAAATGTAATTTAGTTTTATGGGATTTAAAAGATATACTTTGTAGAATGGGCGAAGACTTAGATTAAATTACGCCCAACACCAAGCTAAACGATGTTTTAATATCGGTTTAGCAACTGTTAACGAGCGTTTTAATGCTAGGAATCAAACAACTAAAACAATAGATATGAAAAGAACATACAAAACAATCAAGTGGGTATTAAACAGCCACATTAAAAAGAATGTTAGAAGTCTTTGGACTTGGGAGAATGACAACTTTACTTGTATCTTTGAAAACTACTCAGGTGATAGCAGAATATATACACCGCACCAACTTTTAAAACTTTTAGAAAATGACACAGAACGAGAAACTAATTAAAAACCTAGAAAATATGCCATCAATAGAAACAGATTATAAAGCAACACCTGAACCAAGTTACTACTCAGGAAAGAAGTACGGTTACTCAGCAAGAAAAGTAGTTGAGGACTTCCAACCTGATAGCTACAACATAGGAACTGCAATCAGTTATTTATTAAGAGCAGGTAAAAAAGAAGGTAACCCTGCTGAACAAGATATACAGAAAGCAATTAATCACTTACACTTTGAACTAGACAGATTACATAATGACGCTGTATAAAGGTGATTGCTTAGTAGAAAGCGATAAAATAGAAAGCGGTTCTGTTGATTTAATATTGACCGATTTACCTTATGGAACTGTAAAGGATTTGTATAAGAACACAAGTTGGGATGTAGTGGTTGACACTGAAAAGATTTATAAATTATCAAACCGTATTTTGCGTAAGAACGGAAAGATGGTTTTATTTTGCCAAGAACCCTTTACAAGTGAATTAAAAATAAAAGAAATACCGAGTTTGCCATTTAGTCAAAGGTTGATTTGGCAGAAAGACAGTAGTGGAAACATGTTATTTTCTAAAAAGGCTTGCGTTAATTTTTACGAAGATATTTTAGTATTTAGCAAAGCGGATTGTGGTGACAAAAATATAGTTAGGGATTACTTAATAAAGGAAAAGAAACAAAGTAAATTAACACTTACCGACCTTAATGAATTTTTAACAGGAATAAGAAAAAGCGATTTAATTGCTAAAAGATATTTTGGAACTTCCCAATGGGAAATGCCAACAAAAGAAATGTATTTAAAATTACAAAAAACGGGATATTTTAGTAAAGACTACAATAAGTTGTTTGAAGAGAATAAATGTAATTTAAGCACCTTTAATTTATGGGAAGGTAAAAAATACAAAAGCAATATATTAAAATATAAAAAAGACTATGACGGACACCACCCAACNCAAAAACCNGTATTGTTATTAGAAGATTTAATTAAAACTTTTAGTAATGAAAATGATTTAGTAGTTGATTTAACTATGGGCTCAGGAAGTACAGGAGTAGCTGCAAAGAATTTAAATAGAAAATTTATAGGAATAGAACAAGACGAAAAGTATTTTAAAATTGCGGAGGAAAGAATTAATAAGCAGCAAAAACAATTAAAGATATTATGACACTATACAGTTGCGAATGTGGTAAAGAAGAAAAAGAAGTTGGCAAAGCTACAATAGTTTTAAGGGATAAAAAGTGGGTATGCAAAGAAGCTCAATGCAGTTGCGGTAAATATATGGATAGCAAACCAACAGACGGAATGCCTAGTCTTAAAAGAACTGAAGCATCATTAAGTAAAAAAAAAAGAGGTGATAAGCTATGGGCAGGAGCAAAAGAAAAGCTAATAGGTGAAAGAGGAATAAATGAAGACTACTAAATGAAGTTTGTAATAAAAGACAATAGAGACAAGCAAAGCCTATTCAGTTACCTAAAAGAATTAGAAAACGATTATATAGTAAGTGTAAAGAAACAAAGAAACACTCGTAGCAATATGCAGAACAGTTACTATTGGAAATGTATTGTACAAGGACTAGCAGAAGAACTAGGATATTTTCCTAATGAAATGCACGATGCTTTAAGAGCTAAGTTCTTATCTGAATATGAAATGATAAGTATTAATGATAATCAAATAGCAATAAATAAAATAGGAAGTACAACAGCTTTAAACACTAAAGCCTTTGAGCAATACACAGAGCAAATAAGAGTATGGGCTTTAACTGACTTAGGCATAAGGCTTATGCTTCCAAATGAATACGAATAATTTCTATTATATAATACGGATTGAATAATCAATCTATTTCAATTATGGATAAACGAATAAACAATGGCGGTGCAAGGAAAGGTGCAGGACGCAAAAGCAAAGCAGCAGAACAAAAGTTGATAGAGAACTTAACACCAATGAACGAGAAGGCTTTAAAGTCTTTAGAAAGCGGTATTGACAAGAAAGAACAATGGGCGGTCAAACTGTTCTTTGAATATTTCTATGGTAAACCTCAACAAAGGGTAGATGTTACAACAAATGATGATAGTATCAATATGCCTTTAATAACATTTGTAGAAACTGATACTGAGTAATAAATATAACCCTCTATTTAATTCTGACGCTAGATACTTTATAATTACAGGTGGTAGGGGTTCAGGTAAGTCTTTTGCTGTTACAGTCTTTTTAACTTTACTTACTATGTCTAAGAACATAAGAGTATTGTTTACAAGATTTACAATGGTATCAGCTCACTTATCAATCATTCCTGAGTTCTTAGAAAAGATTAGTCTGTTAGGGTTTGAAAACATCTTTAGCGTAAACAAAGCTGAGGTTTTAAATTTAGGAAACAAGTCAGACATTCTATTTAGAGGTATCAAGACATCAGCAGGTAATCAGACAGCAAGTCTAAAGTCTTTACAGGGAATAAGCACTTGGGTACTTGATGAAGCTGAGGAACTTATTGATGAAGATATATTTGACACTATTGATTTAAGTATTAGAGAAA